CCACAACACTTGCTGCAACTACTACAGTCACAGCAGGAACAGGTATCACAGCAACAACCGGAAACATTGTTGCTTCTGCAGGTAACATCTCTGCAACTCTTGGCTCTATAACTGCAGGCACTACACTTACTGCAACTCTTGGAGACATCACTGCCACAAATGGCAACTTAGTTCTAAGCACAGCTGGAAAAAAAATTGTCATTGCTACTGGTGCAAATGCTTCTGTGGGCACATCAGCAGCTATGACAGCTGGTGCAGTAACTGTAGCAACAACAGCCTCTAGCGCAACAGCTAAGATCTTCTACAGCCGAGCAACTACTGGTGGTACTCCAGGAAACGTATCTATCACCGCACAAGACGGTACAGGCTTTACACTTACTTCTACCTCCAATACTGAGACCTCAACATTTAACTGGTGGATCATCAACGCATAGGTGATATATGACAGCTAAGAAAGTTTACTTTGACACTCTGAGATCGCTGGGTTTTGCCAGTATCTCAGGAACTTATGCAGCCGTAGGTTCAGCATTTACTGTGAATCCAAGAATCATCTGCATTACGAATAAAACCGCTGGTGACATGATCTTTTCAGTAGATAATGGAAATGCCGATGGGAATCTATTTATTCCAGCAGGCTCATTTAAACTGTTTGACCTCACAGCGAATATGGTTCCCGGAAAAGATGATAACTTTGTCATCGCAGAGGGAACTATTTTCTATGTAAAACAAGTAACTGCCCCCACATCAGGAGCTGTATACATTGAAGCTCTCTACGCCTGAAAAATCTGAAGTTGATAAAAGGGTTGCCCAAGAGTTAAAGAATAACCAAGACTTTATCTACAAAACAAATCAAGCTCTTCAAGATTTAGGAATGGGTCTTACAGCCATGGCTAACATGCACCAGCGTGAGATGGCGGGTTGTAAGGCTATGCATAAACATTTAGAAATTACTTTCGAGAACTTAGCTGCGGATATCGCAAAAAAAGTTGATAAGGCATTCAATGGGATCGATGAGATGAAAAGAATCATCGATATCTTCCAAATGAGTTCTTCTAAACTTGTAGAAAAGTTCGAAAGCAAGATAGATAAAGAGAAGGTCGACGAGATCTTAGAAGACATCATCCTAAAACAATATGACCTGGATCAGGCTCATCAGAATTTAGTTGGTCACCTAGAAGCTGCAAAGAATATCTTAACAGGCCAAATTAAGCATGCTACGGACTCTGTGAGAAAAGATCTTAAAAGTGATGTAGATATACCAGCAATCATCAATTCGCGCACTGCAGAGCTCTTAAAGCCCTTCTACGTCGATTTTGAAGGATTGGTTCTAGACATGGCAAGATTGCGTAAAGAAGTTGATTATCACAACAAGAAGTTTGAGAACATTTATACATTGATCAAAAGACTTCAGGAGGCAGCAAAATGAGCCAAGCAGGTGAGATTGATGTAGTTGCTACACATCCAGAGATTCCAACAGAGTTTATCACAGATTCCGGAACTGCAGTCCCTATAGCTAATCAATTGGAATTACTAGGAGAAGTTGTTGCTAATGGAGTTAATCCATTTCGCTCTATAGGATCAGGAAATACTGTTACCTATCAAGTTCAAATGTCAAATGAGATTGCAGCTACTGATGCGACAAAAGTTGGACTTTCAGCGTTTAACTCAGCTTCTTTCGATGTAGATGCAAACGGTTTTGTCAATTTATTAGGCGGTGGTGTTGCTGCTACAAATATAGACGTAGATGCAAGTACAGCTCCTGGAACAGACCCCGTAGTTCCAAATGGTTTTGGAAACATCACTATCACTGGGGCTCAAGTTGCTTCTGGAGTTGTAGGCGCAAACGTCATCCGCACTGACTCGCTTGCAGCGAATACAGTTGCAATAGAAATTCAGAGATCTACTGCTGTAGGCGCAACAGATTCTACAAAGAATGGTGTTTCACATTTTGATTCTGCAGCATTTGATGTAGATGCTAATGGTTTTGTTCAATTGAATGGTGGTGGTATTGCCGCTTCAAGCTTCGATGTACAAGCCAACACAGTTCCTGGAACGGATCCTGTTGTGCCTTCAGCAACTGGTGCAGTCACGATCAATGGAGCTGCTGTTGCTAACCATTCCGTTGTTTTAGAGACAAGATCCAGAGCAGCGAATGCCTATAACCTAGAGATACAATATGCAACGACTGCTGCAGCGACAGATGCGACAAAATCTGGAGTAGCACATTTCAATTCTACGCAGTTTTCAGTCGACGCAAACGGATTTGTAGCATTAGCTGGTGGTGGTTTAGCAATAGATTCCTTTACCCCTGATTCAGGAACTAGTCCTGTAGTTCCCACTGCAGCTGGATTAGTCACAATGGCAGGATCAGGAAGCATCACGACTGTCGGATCGCTAAATACGCTCACTTTCCAACTCACAGGACTGACAAATCACGCAGTCCTCATCGGTGCTGGAACTTCGACCATCACTAAAGTCGGGCCTGTTGCCTCGACTGGAGCTGTTTTGCAATCGAATGGATTGGCTTCAGATCCTGGATTTTCAACAGCAACATACCCTTCAATCGCAACTGGAACCGGAACTCTTCTGCGAGCCGATGGCACTAACTGGGTTCCAAGTACAACCACTTTCCCTAATACAGCAGCGCAAGGTGATCTATTCTACGGATCAGCAGCTAATGTTATTTCTGCATTAGCAAAAGATGCTAACGCTACGAGATATCTTTCAAATCAAGGTACATCCAATAGTCCATCGTGGAATCAAGTCAACTTAGCGAATGGTGTGACAGGAAACTTACCTGTGACAAACCTTAACTCGGGTACTTCCGCTTCAGGAACTACATTTTGGAGAGGAGATGGTACTTGGGCAACTCCTACTGGAACAGGGGATGTTGTTGGGCCCGGATCCGCTACTGATAATGCATTGGTGCGTTTTGATTTGACTACTGGAAAGCTTATACAAAACGGTGTAATCACAGAAGATGACACAGGTAATCTTTCTCAGTCAGCCTCTGTTTCTGGAGCTTCGATTTCTGTCTTAACAGCTAATACTTCAAACACTGCTTCAGCTACCGCATATCATGAAGTTCAAGTGGCTGGATCGACTGCTTCTGATGCTTATTTTAAAGCAGATATCTCTGGTGGGCAGAATTGGACTTTTGGGTTAGATAACAGCGATTCTGATGCTTTTGCTCTATCATCAAATGCCACATTAGGCACAACAAACGTGATGAGGGTTGCTACTACTGGAGAGATTAACTTTCCTTTGCAGAGTGCTTTTTTAGCTTACTTAGCATCTTCAGCTTTAAATAAAACAGGCACAGGAGGGTCTTATACAATCGGAACGGATGCGTTAACCGAAGTGTTTGATCAAAACTCAGATTTTAACACGAATGGAACTTTTACAGCTCCTATTACTGGCCGTTATCATATGTCATGTGGAGTAATAGTTGGAGGATGTACAGCTTGTGTAGGAAGTATTATGCAATTTATTACATCAAATAGAACCTATGGTTATTCAACTGGAAGAGCAGCTTCAGCACAAAATAATGGAAATGTTGCTTCGGTTTTGGCTGATATGGATGCTGCAGATACTATGACTGTTACAATTGCTGCTTTTGGTGAAGCAGGAGTTACAGATGATATTATTGGAGGATCGGGAGTCAATACATTTATTAGTGGTTATTTAGAATGTTAGGAGACAAATGAAAATCAAAGTTAACGATCAAGACCTTTTCGAACTATCACCTACTCAATGCAAAGTTATCTGCAATGATATACATGAAGATGAATTTGATGCAGACATGAAGAGAAGACTTCAGTATATCCTTACTCACAAATACGAAAGATGCTTTGAAAGGCTAAAAGCAGAGTGGTGTTCATCTCAAGTGGGACAACAAAGCAAATTAGAAAGAAATGGGGTTAAATCGATTCCCACCAATCCTCATGAGCTAGCAGAGTTAATCTTTACGCAGCCAAACTATGAATGCAGAAAGACTAGGGAAGAAAAAGCAAAGCTTAATCCTCGCATGGACATTTCTCCGAATGCTTAGGAATACCGATTTCATAAAAGTGACCATCCTTTTCTAAGAAGAAAACCATTTTCATGTTTTCATCGCGATCGGGAAAGATGTAACAGTTTGGTTCCATAGAGTACGCTGAAGCAGAGATAAGAAGTAAAGTAATGAGTTTCATGAGTCCCCTTTTGTTGGGAAAAGAATAGTTAAATGAGGAGTTTCCTTCAATGAGTAGCTACACTGGTTTATCTCCTAAGGGCCCAAACCATTATGTTGGACCAAATGTTTATCTCCCTACGCTTGTCACTAGAACAAGATCTCCTACAGGAGCTGATTATCGTCAGCCAGAGACTGGAAAGCTTTATCCTACGGGTTCTTACTGGCTGACAGGAGCAAGTCCAACCACAGGGACTCAAGGAGATCTGTGGTATCTCTCTAAGATCGTTGCCAACGTTGCTTATTGGGTGATGGTTGGTGCTAGCCCTTTTGGTCCTCTCTTGAGCATCGTTGTGCCTAGTGGTGTAACTACTATTGTTCCCGATGGATCTGGAATTATCAACTTTACATCTACACTTGGAACTATCACTATCACTGGATCTTCCGCCTCTCCGAATAATCATACAATTAACTTTGACCTGGCTGGAGGTTCCGTTAGTATTGATTCGATAGGAGTACAAGCTATAACAGCCCCTGGCGTTACACCAGTTCTTCCTACGGCAGGTGGACTTATGACAGTATCAGGTAATGCTGTATCAAATCATTCTGTGCCCGTAGAAACAAGATCTCGTGCTTTAAATGCATACAATATCGAAGTGCAATATGCCACTTCTGCAGCGGCTACTGATGCTACAAAGAGTGGTCTTGCACATTTCAATAGCTCTCAGTTTAGTGTAGACGCCAATGGATTTGTTGCGTTGACAGGCGGTGGTGCTGCTATTGACTCTATCGGTGTGGATGCTACATCTGGCGGAGGGACGAATCCAGTTCTTCCAACAGCGGGTGGATTGATCACTGTGAATGGTGCTCTTGTGGCTGCAGGAACTAATCCAATTCGTAGCGTCTCTACTGCAGCAAACGTCTATCAAATCCAAGTTCAAACTTCTCAAGCATTAGCATCTGCAGATTCTACAAAAGTTGGTCTATCTAACTTCAAAAACACAGACTTTTCTGTTGATGCGAATGGGTTTGTTTCCTCTCTAGGCAATATGGTGATGACAGGGATAATTAACATTGGATTCAGTTATAACGCAGGAACTGGGACATTTACAGTTCATGCGCAAGATGGAACTTCTCTAAGTGCTTCTAATCCAGGTTATGTAACTCTCCAAGATCCTGCAGCTTTTGGAGAGCTAATTACAATTACTGTTACAGCAAACCAAGACTTTATTGATGACAATGGAGCTTCTCAAATTGTAGGCAATCTTTTTGGTCTTACAACAGGAATAGCAATAACAGTAGATATTCCTTTCTTCTTATACGCTGTTTTAAATGATGCTTTAAATTCAGTTGCATTTATGATTTCTCGTTTTCCTAATTCAACTGTTGCTCCTGTGGCAGCAAAAATTGGTATGCCATCAACGGCGGTTGCTGATTCACAAGGAAGCTTTTTCAGTTTAGAAAATATTACAGCTGCTGATTATGAAAACAATCCATGTATTTCAATTGGATCATTCAGAATGAGAATGAGCGCTTCTGATGATTGGACAGTACAAACATTAGCGGCTAGAGATGGAATAGGTCATTTTCAAGAAGGAATTCAGTTTTCTTTTCCTAGAGGACAGTTTGGAGCTGCTTCTAATAAAGTATTTAAAAACAATGGTGGAACTGCTCCAGATGATGCTGATGGAGGGTATACATATTACGTAGATTCAGATAACAATAGAATTTTCTTTCAACTCGCTTATCCAGCAATTGATACTGCAGGTGTCGGTGCAGTAACTTTACAATTAGCTCTTCCGTATATAAGAATTGAAGGAGCTACAGCTGGTTCAGGATTTCTTTCTACAGGTGGAGCTTATGCATTTGTAATGTTAGAAGTAATTCCATCTACTAACACAATACAATTCCCTCAAGTAAATCCATCAACATCCGCATTAACAATCAATTCAGATATCATAATAGGCGAAGCAGTAAGCTTAAACGGTACAATAGCTATTTTATTTACCTAGCCTTTTTCTTAGCTTCTTTTTTGTCTTCTTTCTTCTCGTAAGCTTTGGATTCTTTCGCTTCGTGCTTTTTCTCTTTAGGGGTCATTTTCTCTTTAGCCATTATTTCTTTCCTTTGGATTTAGTGATCGATTTCTTTAGCTGCACATCTTCTTTGAGCTGCGCTTTGAATTCTTTTGAGTCCTTAGCAATGTGCTTAAGGAGCATCTTCTTTTCGCCTTGTTTCATTTTTTCCGAGCCTTTCCAGCTTTGGACATGGCAATTGCAACCGCTTGCTTTTGGGGCTTGCCATGTTCCATTTCTGTTTTAATGTTAGAACTAATAACTTTCTGTGAACTACCTTTCTTGAGGGGCATTTTTACTCCTTGGAAGATGGGGTAAAGTCCACATCAATTCCGGTTTCATACTTTAACGCAAATTCCGCTGTCTCTTCAAGGAAGTTATCCTCTTCAAGGCCAATTTGTTTCTCAATGTAAGCACAGCTAGAAAGCGACAGGATCATTAAAGATAGAGCTAGAATTTTTCTCATGTAACTTCTCCATGTTTTCTTGACGTTGTAAAAAGACGATTAATACTGATTCTGCAAATGACTTTCCTTCTTCAATACATGCAAGGACAATAGCGGCTTCTTGTAAGCTAAGACGATGATTCATTAGCCAATCACATATCTCTAAAGATTTATCTAGCCGGAGCTTTCTGGATTCTTTCGTTTCGATTTCCATGATTCAAACTTCTCTACTAATTTAGGTTCGTTAACAAACTTCATGATAGCTTCATCATGAGACCATTCGAAGTGTTTCTTACAGACTTCAAAATACTCTTGAAATAGATCATGATCTTCCTGAGGGATAACTTTTAACAGCTCATCAAATGTTGGATTGTAAAGCGGCTTTACATCTGCCTCAACTTGCGGAATTACTTCCCCTCCAATCTCGCCTTCAACATAACAGCCACCAATGATATCTGGGGCGATCTGTCTTGCTAAGCGTGAAATAGCTCTAGCGAAGAGCATGTCTTTTGGGTTTTTAGTCCAACCTCCGCCGGCTTTAATCAGGCCTGCTTTACGCGCATCTTCAATCGTATAGCTAACAGAAATAGGATGCCCGCGATGACCAACAATCGTACACTTATCATCAGTGGATTCCTTGACTTCGATGCCTATGCCGGCTTTACGCATAAGAGCGTTCATCATTCTTGCTGAAAGCTCTACTTTGCCTTGGATAATGTTGATACCACCATTAAGACTTTGCATAGGAGGAAGGCCTAATTCTCTTGCTGCGAGCATGATCATCATAACGCCTGCTTTGTCTCCGATTCCTTTATACATCTTACTCTCAACAGCCTGTTCAGCCATTGTATGAAATACCATCATCTCATGTTCAGATGGAATGAGCGATTGAGTCTTATATTCAACTATCTGATTCATCTTTACTCCTCATCGATTCAATGTCGTCTCCAAAATCTTTTCTTGAAACAAAGACGTTCTGCTTTCGAATTCTTTTTACTGCCTTGAGCTTTAAGGGAAGGTTGTTTTTTCTCCACTCTTCCAATTTTAGCTTCATTTCTTCGCTTAGATCTCCCATTTATTCTTCTCCGTAAAAATGGCGATAGACTCTTAAGATGGCTAAAAAAAAACTATCGTCAACTGGATATTCGTAGATCTTAGCTTTTTTTCCATGCTTGTTTAGATGTAGAAAAAAGATCTTTTGAACGTCATAACCTTCTCTTTTGGCAAGATAAGCATACGCACTTCCTTGAGCTTGCCATGTCTTTGAAGGACGAGAAGAAGTTTTGAGATCGACTACTGCTAATCCCTGTTCAGTCTTAAGGATGAGATCCACTTGCCCAGTGATTTTAAGATCATCATCCCAAAACCTCTTCTCCATGGCAACCAGCTCATGACCCAGTTGCCACCACTGTTTGAAACTTTCGACATAACCCCAGATTTCTTCGTCTACTCCGATCTCACCAAGGCCTGATATGATCGCTTCGCAGATTTTGTGTACACGAGTTCCTCTATCCGCGGCTTTTGCAACAATGTCTGCATCGATTTTGTCGAGGCCAGAAAACGGATATAGGACGTTTGTAACTCGTAAATACTTTGCTCTGGTTTTTTTATCATCCACTCTGTAAAGTTTCTTCGCCCCTTCGACATATACGTGAGGAGGCTTTGTTTCAAATTATTTCTTTACTCAACGTAACAGATGTAAAGTGAAATGACAACTTTTTTTTACAAAAGGTGAAACAATGATCGAAATCGTTAAGGTAAGCATCAAGCCTACCCCATTGAGAATAGGTTGGGTGAATGTTAAGTACCATCAACTTGTTCTAAGATGCAACATCTGCGTCTTTAAAGAAGAAAGGCTTTTCATTCGGATGCCGGAGGTTTTTTTAAAGAAGGAGAAGTTTTCATTCGCATTTTGGATGACAAAAAAAGATTCTGACACATTTCAAAGAGAAGTACTTAAGTTACTGAAAAAGAGCATCAAACTTGATCTTGCCACCGCTATTGAACTGAAGAAAAAAGGACAAGAGAGAAAGAAAGTTGATGACAGTAATAAAAAAAGTATTTAGCGTTATAAGAATCTTTAACCGGGGACGAATCCCCGGCCAAAGGTGTCTGATATGCCTGAGTTCTATGAACTAAGTCATAAAACTAAGGATTCGGACTACAATAACTAGCAGCGGTGCAGTTATTGTAATCCGAGTTCCTGTTAAAAGCAAAGCAAACTTTTTTTAGGAGCTTATGGATATATACAATATTACCTCACAAGAGATCCTGGATAGGATTTCAAGACATTGCCCAGAGGCACTTTCTACATATCTTCATTGCGTTAATCGCGTAGATGCAGAAGGTGTTTTTCACTTTTCTAGGGAGATGATTGAGGTAGATATGTCTGAAACCTTCACTAAATTTCGCAATAACATCAAGAGTCTAGCAAGAGAAAATCTGCTGGAATGGCATCCAACTAATCACGGCATTTCTATAACTTTGGCGGTGGTCGATGAAGATGAATGAACGATTTGCTTGCTGCTCTTTTTGTTTTGAAAAGATTGGAAAACTCTCCACCGGCTGCGCTAGGTTATGGTTGGATCTATGCGCAGTCGATTTCGAAAAAGGGGTGTTTACTCTCCCAGATGAATCGCTACCAGATCTTCGTTTCTTAGAACTATGGGGTTTTGTAACAACAACAGATCGCCTAGATCACATCGCCGTTCGAATGAATGGCCGTCATATCGACACAGAAGAGGTGTTTTATTGCTGCGGAGGCTGCGATGATTAAACGTTGCAGCTGCTGCAAAGTCGAGAAAGACATGAAGAATGACTTCTATTTCTCAAAAGGCAAGATTCGTTCTGAGTGCAAAAAATGCACAATACGTCGGAGTCTAGCCTATCAACGTAAAGTAAAAAGTTGGAAGCGCAGAAGTGCCGATTATGCTTCTCAAAGAGAATATATGATTAACTACTACGCTGAAAACAAAGATAAGTTCGCTATGTATCGTAAAACTTTCCTCGAGAAACATCCCGATTACTATCGTGCCTATGCTGACAAAAAGCGAGGCGTGAAGTACGAGGGTATTTTACACCCTCGCGCGAAACAATATGATCGTAATGGACACTTAAATCAATAACTCAGGGTGTGAACGCACCCTAAAAATGCATGGATATAATAATCAACATAGGACATCCACATGGATCAAAGCTTAGATAAAAAAAGTATTTTCGACAAGGAAGAAGATTTCGATCCTGAATTTCACGTCGATCAAGATGATGAGCGACTCGATTTCACGATTATTCCGAACCGGCTAATTCGCGAGCAATCGCTTTCGCCAGAAGCTCGGTTCTTATTGATTTATCTTTTAAGCAACAAGCCCGGATGGAAAATTCGAACATCTCAAATCGGTCATCATCTCCAAGGATTTTGGGGTCGCGACAAGATTTTGAAAGTAATCAATGAGTGCATAAAAGCCGGATATATGCGTAGAGACAAAGTAAAGAAACAAACAGCTCGCGGAATGCTTATAACCTATTCATATTTAGTCAATTCAAAGCCTAAGTTCAAAATAAGTTTGCGGTGCCCTGATCTTCAGGGCCCTGAAAACACGGTTACTAAAGAAGTACTATATGTTAAGAATACTAAAGAAGAACATAACTCTCCTACCTCTCTTTCCGAACCTGACGGTTCGATGCTGGCTAAAGCCAGCGAGGAGAAAATTGAATCTCCAAAGAAATCGAAAAAGAAAGCAACCCAGACTGAGGACTTCAATGCCGAAGTTCTAGCGACCGGGCAAGCCATGATCAAAGCCATGAAGGAAGTTAAGCCCGACTGTAAAGAGCCGGCTTTGCGAGCGCTTTGCATTTCGATTGACGAAATGATCCGCCTCGATAACCGAGATCCCACCAAGATCGTCCAAGTCTTCCGATGGGCATTGAATGACAAGATCTTTTGGTCTTCGCATATGTTTAATCCTAAACCTGCAAAGTATCTTCGCGAGAAATTTGATCAGCTTGAAACCAAGATGAAAATGCAACCAGCCTCTTCCTCTAAAGCGGATAGAAGGGCGCGTGATAGTAATGGAAATCCCATCAAAGATGAAATTTTGGATAACTTATTTTAATGAAAAGCTCTGAATTAATAATAGAACTAAAAGAATTCTTAAAGAATCCTAGCGGATTTATTCTTTTGACAGGTATGACTGGTAGAGGAAAAAGCTATGTTGCAATGCATATTTACTACCAGTTTACGCCATACGAACTGCCCATGTTTGATCACGATATTGCGTGGTTTATGAACATGTCCGAACTTCCTTTGATCCTAGATAAAGCCCGGAAAGAATACGGGGATACAGTTGGGTTAATGGAAGAAATGTCAGGATCTAACCTTTTAATTTTAGATGACTTAGGAACAATGAGGGATCCATCGCCTTCGTTTGCGGACTTTATCTATCTCCTCGTCGAAAAGAGACATCAACGACGTGATACAAAGACGACCGTTGTCACAACGAATTTGACTTCGAGCCAAATTCGTGAAAGGTATGGCGATGCATTTCTTAGTCGAATTGCTTCGGGCAAAAACTACAAACTTGAAGGTGAAGATTTAAGAATCTCTAAAAAGGCACTTTAAATGACCTACAGTAAACAAATAGCCTTTGTTGGTGTGATTGCCTTATCATGCATCTGTTCGATCAACCTAGGCCATTTAAACGCTAAAATTTTGGATTTTAAAAACAAGGAGACAACGATGTTAGAAGTTTTGAACATTGAAGCGGTGAACAAAGGTTCTCTGCTTTGCAAATGCGATGTGCGAATCATCCCTTGGCAAATGACGCTACGGGGGATATGCGTTTTTGAGAAAGGGCAAAATCGTTGGATTACCCTTCCTTCAAAAGAATTTGATGACAACATGACGGGTGCTAAAAAGTACGTCGAAATGATTTCTTTTGACACGGATTCGGTTAAGCAGCGCTTTCGAAATCAAATCATGGGTGCGATTGACAAGTACTTAAAAGAAAATCCAGATATGAAAGGCAAAGATGTTATTCAAGAATCTGACGGGTTGCCGTGGTAGAAGAGTCTGATTTGGAGAATAAATTTCATCGGGATGTGGATTGGTTATACAAAAACATCCCACCTGATGAAATCTACGTTTTTGCTCATCAAAGCTTTCTAGCAGCCGAGTATTTTCTATGGCAATGGAGCCAATGGGTTAATGTCATCGAAGAGGCAAAAAAAGATAGCTTAACGAACTTATGGGTTCAAAACATCGTCGGGGTAAAACTATTAAGGGACAAAGGGAAATCAATTGATCATAGAAATTGAAGGGAATCCAGAACCTCAAGCTAGGATGAAGTTTACGAGAATTGGGGGATTTGGTAGGGCTTATGATCCAAAAGCGAAGCAAAAGGATCAAATCCGCAATATCTTGAGAAGTAAAGCTGCTTTACAAGTCTACGAATATCCGAAGATTTCGTTTATCTTCTTCATGCCAATTCCTTCTGGAATATCCAAGAAAAAGCTCGTGGAAATGAAAGGGGAAAGGATTAAACATGTAAAGCGTCCCGATTGTGACAACCTTTTAAAGTTATATTTGGACTGTATGGATGGAATCGTATTCGAGAGAGACGAGCATGTCTCTCTCGGGTTATGTGTGAAGCTCTATAGCCCACGGCCTAGAACGTTAATTTCTATCCGTGAGACAAAGCCATTTCTTGAGGAATGGGAGTTTCATCAGGCATTCGTTGAAGAATGCGATAAACTTGAGCCTTCCCTATCACTTTGTCAGTGCGAGTCCTATAACCGCTTTCCGCTAATACTTTCTCAATGTGACCATATGAAAGGCCTTGATTGTAAAGTTCAACCATCAATCGAATAGCCTCCTGCTCTTTTTCATCTTGAATGAGCTTATATGGTTTTCCATAAGAGGGGACATATTCATTGCGATCTTGGATGGAGTCTAGGTCAAGTTTATAGCCAAATGGTATATTTCCGTATCTTTCCCCTTTGATCTTTTTTTGTCTTAGGGTGCTTCTTGTGTTGTCCGAAGCTCCTTTTCTTTGCAAACTAGCAACAAGTGCGTGGGCGCAGATGAATTGATCATCGATTAAACCATCCCATAGAGAGATAATGGTTATACCCATCTTTTTTAGGTCAAACCATAGATTTAAAAGCTCTTGAGGGTGTCTAGCCAGTCTATCCACTTTGAAGACAATCAAAGAGTCACCCTTTTTCAAAAAGCCAAGCATCTCTTTTAGCTTAGGACGTTTATCAATCGGCCTTCTGGTAGTGCAATGCTCTTCATCGAACTCGTAAAGTTTATCACCCTCTTGTTTCAGTTCATGGTATTTCTCTAAGCAAGCAGCTCTTTGGTTTTCTGTAAGCTGCTTCACTGTAGAAACGCGGTTGTATATTATATATCTCATAAGTCATTCCTAACGATTTCAATGTCTTCGATTCTATTTTGATTTCTGTAATTGTGTATTTCTTTAAACAAAAGAAAATAATCAAGAGATGATACTTTTTGGGTTATTTTATCTACAAGCATTTCTAAATTGCGAAACCATTTTGATTCATTAAAGTTAGGGTGTTTGAAAAGCATTAATAGTGCCTGCCAGACTTTCCCATTTTTGAGATATCGTTTAATGCCTATTAGACGTTCGATAGTTTGAATAGTCTGCCATCCGAGAGTGTAATTTTCTTTAGCGGTTTCTTCTTTAAAGATGAACTTTCCAGTTCTAAATTCTTCTTTCGGTTGATGATGACCACCAGACATAAGCCTTAGTGCTATGCTTAAAGAGAGGCCATTATCTTTAATGAATTTATTTAGCTTAAGATATTCAGGATAATTGTGTTTAACGTAGTAATTATAATAATCCGCCGTTCCCCAAGGGCTTTGATTGTTCATTAGGATAATATCTTCATCTTTTAGGTTCTCATCGACTTCGTAAAAGATAGGTAAATTTAACTCTTTAGCAGCAATACATCTATGTTGACCGTCGATAATCTCCATGTCTTTGTTGACGGCAATAGGCCTTAAGTGAAGTAAATTATGAGACTGGATAGAAGCCTTTAATTTCTCAACTCGAGTCCTTTTGACTCCTTCCTCTCTATTATCATCTCTGAATTTAAACATGTCGTAATTTGTAGTTGATTTCATGATTTTCCTTTTGTAAGTTGGTTAATTTGTTCAATGATGATTTCCATCTGCATTTCCAAGATATCTATTCTCTCGGCATTAGTTTTAAAGTTTTGTGACCGATTTTTAGAAGATTTCGATAAAGACTTAATTTTTATGGATTGTCTTTCTTCCGATTCTTTTTGGGCTCTGTCGGCATTATAAGTTTCTCGTCCTCCAGACCTTCTAACTTCTGAAGAAACGCAATTCTTAGAACGCTTTAGCTTTTTTGAGATTTCAGCAAGTGAAAGCTCTGGAAAGGAACAAAGCCTTTCTATTTCTTTACGCTCTATCAGGCTTAATGGTTTTGATGACGGCATTTCTCTTTCTTGTTTTGGCTACTTTTTTTATAGATTCAGCATGAGATTCCATGAATTTTTGAATGCATTCAGTGACTGAAAAGTTATGAGGCAAAAGCTCTAAAACGCTTTCACTTTGATCTTTTAATAACTTCTGTAGTCTGCGAATGTCCCAAACAATGGAATTTGCTAAGCACTCTTGATCTTCTTTAAGAATTCCAATTTCAACTGCTCGAATGTGGAATTTTTCAAGAGCTTCCAAGTTAATCACAGAGGTTAAGCATGTGATTAAATAATCCTCTAAGGAGACAATATCCTTAGGATTGATGAGCTTAAATTCCATGATCCTCCATGATCTTTAAAAGTTTCTCTACATAGAGCTTGCTCATACGCACTTTTCCCGTTTCCCATCGAGATACTTGGTTAGCTCTTGCGCCTATAAGTTTCCCGAAATCTTCTTGACTTAGGTTAAGATTGGTGCGAACTGATTTGATTTCATTTTCATTCATATTGACCTCCTAGTCGTTTAAATAATTCTGCTGCCCATACGCGACGAAATTCATTATCGAGGATGGGATATTCGCCCTCATCGTTGAAAGCTTCTGTAATGGCTCGTAATGAGGCAATTTCGGGCGTTAAAACAGGAAACGAAGAACCCATGAAGAAAACCTCATCTTCATCTTCGGGATTCATCGCTAAAAGATAGACTCCCCAACGCTCTTTTGGATCGATGATCTTAACTTCCGCATAACAAGCCATCGAATGCATGCGATCGCCCCAGTTTGACTTGAGGCGATCTTTAATTTCAGGGGAGAGTTTAAGCATTTTTTTGTTGCTCATGATACTTCTTGAGTCTTTCCTCTCTTTCGGCGAATTCCTCATCCATCTTATTGAGCGAGGGCAGATACAAGGTTTCACTATAAGATTCAATGTTGTTTTCAATCATTGAAAAGGCAGAATTGCCCTTCTCTCCATAGATGCGATCAAGGCATTCTTTCAAAAGATCAATTAGCGCGTCTTCCAGTCCCCACGCATCTCTTATGATTGATTTTAGTTGTTTGTTGCTCATATTGTTTGTTCCTCTTTTTGTATTCTTTTAATCGCAAAATCAAGCCCTTCAAGATCATAAAAACATCCGTTATAGTCACGGTGATTGAACGAGTCTTGAAATTCATCAACGGCTAAATGATTGTCTTCGCCGTAGATCTTTTTGATGCACTCAATGCAAAATTCATAAAGCTCCTTCTCAATGTGGAATTGCTCCGCGAGCATCTCTTTTAACGTCATGTTGTCCATGTTGTTTCCTTTTGTTAATCGCTGTTCATGATCCATAAGTAAATAATTAGCCACATGGGGATATACATTTAAACCTCCTCAATGAAGTCAAAATCATGGGAATAACACCAGTGAATGAGGTGAGTTTGAGGATGCAAAATCAACATATTGAACCCATCTGGATGATCATCTTCAATGATTGTATGACCATCGCATTCATCAAGAATCATGTGTTTAAAGATCATGCTCCCTAGCTCAAACTCCGATAATTCAGGGTGAGTTGTTGGAAAGCCGTCTCTTATGTTTGCGCGTGCGTAAACTGTCATGATTAAATCTCCTTCACTATGTGATACTCTGTAAATTCATAAAGACCATCTTTCCAGTCTGTCTGATCGTAAGGTGTCCATTCATCGCTTCGATTTGAATTTATGTAGGCGATGATCTCTTCAAGGTTCCATTGAACGGTTTCGCCGTAAAGGCTTCGGAGGATGTAGGTTTTCATTCCTGCACCTCCTCACGCTCTTTCAAGAAGTCTGCAACGGCGTAGTAAATACGGCGCTTGGCTTCGTATTGAGTATTTGAGAAAAGATCTACGGCACTAACTGGCTTAAAACAATCATCCATAATCAAAGTGGCTGATATTTCATTGGCATATTGATTACAGTTTTCAGCAAACCAGTTTGCAAGGTCATGATTGTAGATATCTGCTTCGTAGCTTACGTTCTCGATATCATCTTCTTTGAGAGCACTAAACGCTTCCCAAATCATTGAATAAATCCAATCATTCGGCAAGCAACCGTAAAATTCGCCGTCATGAATGTCATGAATGAGGTTTTGAAGCTCAATAGGTGCATCATCTTTGAGGCAAACAAAGCGTTTGCCGTCATTACGTGTCTTATTTTCAAAGTATTGTGTATAGTTCATGTTTCCACCTCTAAAACATCCAAAAGATCTTGGTTCTTGTTTCTGATCTCAAGAAGAGGATCAGACTGATCGCAATAGGCAATCGCAGCCTCACGCGCTTCCGTCACGTTAGAGAAGTAGATAATCTCACCACTCACACTCCGAAAAGCGCCCTTTGTGGTTTTAATCCAGTAGTCTTTCATGATTTGTCCTTCATCATATTGTTTATATCAGCCATACACGCCGTTACACTGCACATAGGGGGTTGTCCCCTACCGTTACTAGGTTATCTTTGCTGATACACACCAATATAACACATTGTATTACATTAATACAACAACAAACATAACACCCAACAACACCAACACACCACATGAAAATAAATAACTTGACAAGGTTTCATTGATAACCAACCACTTAAACAACTTAGTTAAAAAATAGTATTGACGACGAAATTTCGGAAATGGTACTAATACATATTATATGGGAGTAGGGCGTAAGCCCTGCATGCGACCACAGCAGCCCCAAATTGATGCTAACTGTTAACTCTAACTAGGTGCAAATGGCTGGTTTCCCAAAAGGTGAAAAACGTAAAGGTGAAAAGGCTTCTCAACCTAGGCCAGGTATCCCACTTGACAAAGTTACTATGATGACACTTATAAAAGAACATAATGGTAACCTTTCAAGAGTTGCTGATATTATGGGTTCTGAAAGACATGTAATTAGAAGAAGATGTGATGCAGATCCTGAATTACTAGAAGCTCTCAAGAGTGCTAGGGAAAGACAGATCGATAGACTCGAGCAAGTAGTGTTTGAACGTGCTGAAGAGTCTAATGACACTACACTTCAACTCTTCATCCTCAAAACACAAGGCCGTCATCGCGGTTGGGATCAGTCTGAAGCTCAAAACACTGCTAAGGATATCGCTACGGCAGCATTCGACTTCATCATCAACAAATCAAAGCCTGTAAGCTAGTGTGAGTGTGTGTGACTAGCTCACACAGTATCTACAACATACTCATCTAGTATCTCACTGGACAGTTAACAACGATTCAAATAAAGAGTAGACACCCCTACCCTGATCTGAACTGGAAAAGTGCTGAAGAGTGAAACCTTAGCAGTACCGGTACTATGATTAATGTATATCTCGAGTGCTCTCTTACAGACAAATCACTTTCCCAACAAAAAAATTTCCTCCCTGAGCGATGAACATCTAATAGAGATGCTGAGAGAGTGAGACATGACCTGTTTCACAGAAAAGCCCAAATCCAGCCAAAAAAAAATTGCACCTTGTGATCAAGACAACTCAGCATCGCAGTGGTGATTAATAGTGTGAAAGATGAATCCCCCGCTTTAAAAAAATCCGCGTCCTGAAAATTGGGCAGATCGAGTTGCCCTGATAAAAAAATTTGCTCTTGGTTAGATGAAGAGATCAAGTATATCTCTAATGTCTGTGCACCTCTGCCCCGCACAAGAGATTACTGGGTGGAGATAAAAGAAGTATTTGCTGTATGGTGTTGGTGTGGATAAGAAGATGGTTGTTTTTAAGAGATATGAAATTTTGGATAGTTATGGAGAGGCTGTGGTTGACTGCATGAAGAAAGCGCAGGAAGAGAATCCGGAAAGGGCTAAGACGTGGAGTGCTGAGGAATTATTTCATAGTGCAGCGGATTTCGCAGGTAGGCATATCAATATTAGTGAGGAATGATTAGATGAAGTACATGAGTGTGAAGCAGATTGCTGAGAGTGGAGAGTATCCTTTTACTGTTGGGCAACTTAGAGATTGGCTTTTGCATCGTGATAAGAATGGGTTAGATGCGGCAGTTCGAGTTGTTGGGAAGAGGTTGTATTTTAATATGGAGGAATTTGACAAGTGGGTGGAGAAGAGTGATGGGAGAGTATTGCGATAGATGTTTCATCTGGGTAGAAAATCCAATAACTCCAATCATACGCTATCCGAATGGCGATGTGCGGGTGTTGTGTGAGGAGTGTTGGTATGTTGAGTTTCCTGTGAAGAATGAAGCGGTGGAGATTATTGATGGATGATGTAGATAGAGAATATCCTTGGATGACAGAGATTCAGAAAGCGATAATGGAAATATCACTTGTGTATTGTTTGAATAGCCGTGATTTACTTGTGTTTCTGACTTCTACGTTATGCGGGCAGTTTGTTGTTGCTGGTCTCAGTGAGGAGAAGGTGAAGCAAACTCTAGATAGAATGTTAGAGAAGTACAGAGAGATCAAGAAGAGGGAAGATGGAATGGATTAAATGTAGCGACGGCTTGCCAAAAGAGGGTGAAAACGTTTTAACATTCATGAACGGAGAAAAAATTTCTGTAGATTACATTGTAGACTGCGGTGATTTTAAACTATGGGCGTGTATTTTGATGGATGAGCAGAATAAAGTTACTCATTGGATGCCATTGCCACCAGCACCAAGGGAAGAGTGATGATATTTGGTTTAACTAAAGAAGAGTTTGAAAAATTAAAAAAATTACAACTTGAATATAATTTACGCCAGTCAAGAATGATTGAAATGATGGAAGATTCTAAAAGTGTCCATCCTCCTACAGAAACTAATAAAGTTTATGAAGAAAGGGAAGAGTGATGGAGTGGGTTAAATGTAGCGATTGCTTACCACAAGATAAACAACTAGTAATTGTTTATGATGGAAATGATCTTTTTTTTGCTACATTTAACGAAAAAAAAGATAAGAGATTAAAAAAAAGACAAGGTGATTTTTATATTCATGGTGATGATTTTTGGGTAGAAGTAATAACGCATTGGATGATTTGTCCTGATTATCCTAAAAGGGAGTAATGTCTAAATATAAATTTATTATATATCCAGTTTTAGTATTGTTAGCTATTCCGCATTTTAGATATAGATTTAATCATCCTGAAAAAACAGAAACGCAGTTATTTTTGGATTTTTTTAAAGTATATATAGAGTTTTTAGTAAGGAACGAATGATGGGTTGGACCTTGTACATCTTTCCAACAGGCACATTTTGGGCTAATTCCGCGGATGGTCGCTTTGCTGTGGGTAAATGCAATCCGATTACAAAAGAGATTTTAGAATGGCATGAAATGGAAAGGAAGAGTGATGGAAGATAGCTACAAGAAGAAGCGATATCAAAAAGAAGTTGACTTTCGCATGTCGTGTAATGAGGTGTTTAACCAGATCCAACAGCGATTCAAATCGTTTCAGCATTATTCTGAGGAAGCGGATGAGATCGTAAAAAAAGTGGAGGATCTCCACCGTGCTTGGAGTGACTTAATTGTGAAGTTACTCGTGGATTATCAGGTAGAGGAGGGGATCATTAACCACTACAGTCCTCTCAATAGATTTCCCGAAGCATTTGAGAATTATCAGAAGAAGATAGAAGAGCGTCTGAAGGCTCTAGAGGGAAAATAAGTGCTTATAACTAAGAATAAGTCTCTTTCAAAGGAATAGATATGGATTGGGTTTTTTACGCTAGCTTGATAGTTCTAGCATTTCTACATTGTTGGCTTATTTATCACGTGTTGAACACTTATAAATTTGTAAAACACGCCGTGTTAAATGTTCAAGAATTATCAATAAACAATCGAGTCAAAATTTTTGAGTTGGAGTATGAAATAAAAACTCTGCAAGATTCATTAAAATCTCAGCTTAAGCATTCGCACTGTCGTGATGAAAGAACAAGGCAGATCTTGAACGACTAGGTCGGACTAGAGGATGCCCTGCGCACTTTTTTTTCAACTTCTGTGACTTTTGAATCTGTGGTTTGAGTTTTGGATCTATTGCGTTTTCTGAATGGAAAACAACATCCGTTACAGCAGTTCTCCGCGTTGACTGTGATCTGAACGTCATGGATTGATGGCATCATAAGTACCCCCATATCTAAATTGTATCAGACATCTCTTTCTTTGAGCCGTAAAAAAACTTTACTTTGTCATAACTCGTTGATAGGATGTGTGGAAAAAGATGGGGTCTAGCTCAATGGTAGAGCAGCAGTCTCATAACCTGAAGCGTCCGGGTTCAACTCCCGGGATCCCAAAAACCTACTGGAGGATTGTGGATATTACAAAAGAATACTTAGAACTGCTTAAAGAGCAGCATCAGGTCATGTCGAAGATGTTCAAAGAGAAAGAAAATGAACGTTTGAAGGCAATGGAAGATTATTCGAAAGAACTAAAAGAACTTCGTGAGATTGAGATTAAGATTAAATACCTCGAAGATCCATGTAGAGGAAGAGTGATAGTTAATCCTTATACGTGTGCATAAGGAAAACCCCCGAGGGCGACCCCCCGGGGTAACTCATTCACAAAAGGAGACAACCTAGAAGGAGTCTCAAGGAAACTAAACCACATAACCAATTATTTGACAAGGAGCCTCATGAAAGAGCTGTTTTTCGCCTTAGCAATAGCCTTAACCAGCACAACGCCGCCATGCATCCCTCCAATGGATGAAGCAACGATCTACTACTCCCCAGACAAAGGGCAGTATGCATATGATGGAAAGATTAAGCGCGATTCTAATGGGGATCGAGTATGATCAGAATGATCTGGAGCTGGCTAACCGCCGGCTCTTTTAATGAGCATGTAGTGAACGATTACAAGGCTAAGCAAGTAAAATTTCAGAAATGGGGGTTGTAATGACAGTTGACGGATACTCATATGACGGATGGACCATCCATCCAGATTACCGCACAAAAAGCGGCGTAGACGATTCATCTCCTTTACGTAGATGTCAGAAGAGTTTGAACTTGCCGGCATCAACGACTTGTAAAACACGAAATATTTTTAAAAAAATCGTTGGAAAATCATAGATTTATTTTGATTTCATCCGTAAGATAAAAAAGTTTTTACCGAGGAAATCATGGAACACAAAATATGGTCGATAAATTTATCCGAACTGCCCACAAAGGATTTTAAGATGTACGAAGATGAAGCAAAAGAGCTTTTGAAGAAATATGAACAAGAATACAAGGAAGAAGAGGTTGAATTGAATCATCGTTCAGAATGGATGTACAATGCTTCTAAGTCTTGGAACGAATCTTTTCTGAAATGCACCGAGTTGAAGATAAAAATTGCTAGACTTAAAGACAAAATGGATGACAAGGAGGAAGAAGATGAGTGAAGAACAAAAATCTTTTGTATTATGCGTTAATGAAGTCAACATGGCTCTTCTAAACAGAGTTCTTCCAGGAATCTCTTACATTGAAGTTAGAGGAATGGATCTTACAGACAACAAAGAATTCCGCGCTCTTGTGACACCATTGACAAAAGAGCCCGAAACAGCTCATGTGATTCCTGAATGAACGACGAAAAGTCCGAAATGTACTTAGGTCCGGCGGTTGTAGATGCAATCGTACGGATCGGTAGAGCTCAAGAGCGTTTAAGAATGATTCTAAATGAGTTTTTACCAGATTCTTATAGTAAACACGATCCTAACTGGCATTCTGAATTTGATCGAGAAGGCGATTTATTAGACGATGCAAGACGTAAATTTAATTGCCTCCATGATAATCTTTGGGATCTTATGGCTATCTTACAACCTGAAGGGGAGTGAATGAATCAATTTGAAATTATGGCTTGGGCGCAGATGTTCTTTGATGATGGATCTGTTTCAGAGGGAAAGCGTGTAGGCGCAGATGTTGTGGAAGATAAAGTAAAGATGCGAATGATCGCTTTGGATTTCTTAAAAGACTTAAACAGAGAAGAAGGCCTCCTACTCATCTGGGGAGCAGGAGAACTTGTCCAAAGATATTACAAAATCTCTATCTCTTTGGTTTTAGCGGAGTCAGACTTTTCGGCTTCGGAACCTTCGCTGGTTTTTGTCCCTGAACATACGACGCCAGAACTCCTTTAGATGCCGGCTTTGATGAGATCCGGATACTCTTTTCGCCAATCGCTTTAGCCATTTTATTTCCTTGTTAAAGATAAGTTTTGTCATTAACATGAAAATATGTCAATGCCTAATCCACAAGATCCAAACGATGTGATGTATCAATTTATTGATACACAGCCCGAAGATGAATATCCACAATCAAGAGACTCCAGCTTATCTCACTTTACAACCGAGCAGATGACGCCAGAAGCAATAAGCGCGACGCTGCCAATAGTTGTAACTATAACCGGGAGTAATCTAACAAATGGGCAAGCAATCAGAGCCACGCAATTCATTACTATACCTTTTGCCCTTGCTACTGGCATGGAGCAGCTTAATAATCGACTTTTTTATGTACAGCAGGCAACGGCCAATACTTTTCAACTATATGATAATCGCGGGTTTGCTGTTGACGGTCGTTCTTATACTCCTTATATACAAGGAGGACAATTCACTCTAACAGGTCCTGATCTAGCAATTGTCAATCCTTCTGAGTTTCCTCCTTCGGGATCACCGCCATTCCCGCCTGTATAGGCCAGAAATGATCACACCCGCCAAGCTCATACTTGAAGTTTGCATAGACCTGCATCGCGTCTGGAATCGCACGGTTGCGATAACACTGGACCTTGATAGGGCATTTTTCATTTCTACAGAGGCAGATGTCAGGCATCTTGTTTCAATGTTACTTCTAACATCTTAGTGAGGTTAGTTTGAAGGCTTGCTAGTGCTAGATAAGGATTTTGTTGTTTAGCCGTTAAAGCAACCAAAATAGTACATAACGCAAATGCCATTGGTATAGGTTCAAAACGGTCGTCTATAACTGAAATGATTTTCTCGTGATAGAGTTTTCCTAATTCCATGTCCGCTTGATCCATATATCCTCTTGTAAATTAAATATTTTACTTGATACAACATCATTATGACATTGACTCAAGAGAGCGCTTTCGCTCTATTAGCCAACCAAGAATGGCGCCTCCATAATCTTTATAAGATCAAAGACAAGGAAGGCGAGATCGTAGACTTCAAGCCCAACTGGGCTCAGAAGCAACTTATCGATGATCCGCACAACTTAAACATCATCCTGAAGGCTCGTCAGCTAGGGATCACAACATATCATAGTATCCTCTTTCTGGACACCTGTCTGTTTAAACCGAACACAAACGCCGCTATCGTAGCCGACAGCAAGACGGTATCTCAGGAAATCTTCGTAGATAAGGTTAAATTCGCCTATGACAATCTCCCAGACTTCATTAAGCAGATGTGCCCAGCTCATCGAGACAACGTTCACCAGATGCGCTTTAGTAATGGGAGTGTATTCCGAGTTGCGACTTCTCTTAGAGGCGGAACGCTCCAGTATCTTCATATCACCGAGTTTGCAAAGGTTTGTCAGGAGAATCCGACAAAGGCGAATGAAATCATCACCGGAGCCCTTAATGCGGTACAAGCAGGTCAATTTGTCTGCATTGAATCAACCGCAAGGGGAAGGGAAGGCCATTTCTATAACCTCTGCAAATCCGCTCAGGCAATGGAAGATTCAGGAACTCCCCTTGGACAGCTAGATTGGAAGATTAGATTTTTCCCCTGGTGGGGAGAAATCTTATATATAACCGACCCAACAAATGTATTGATAAGTAAAGAGATGGAAGAGTATTTTGATGATTTAGAGAGTAAAGAAATCTTTTTAACTTCAGAGCAAAAAGCTTGGTACGTTAAGAAATTACAGACTCAAGGCGAATACATGAAGAGGGAGTATCCCTCAACGCCTGAAGAAGCATTCGAAGCAGCCAACGAAGGCTTCTACTTCGCACGGATGATCTCTCAAGCGCGGCAAGAGCGTAGAATCTGCCATGTGCCCTACGACGAGACAGCTAGGACATACACAGCTTGGGACATCGGTATCGGTGATGCCAACGCCATCTGGGTCTTCCAAGTGGTCGGTAAAGAGATTCACTGCATTGATTACTACGAAAACAGCGACGAACCACTCACACATTACGTCAACTGGCTCAAGAACAAGCCCTATATCTATGAAAAGCACTTCATGCCGCACGACGCCGCATCAAGAAGCTTACAGACAGGCAAAAGCCTTGTTGACATAGCAAGGGGAATGGGACTGAAGATTGATGTACTTCCTAGAGATTCGAACGAGATGTTCGGTATTGAATGCCTCAGGAATACATTACCGAGATTCTTCTTCGATCATGTGAAATGCGAAAAGGGGATTAAAGCAGTTGAAAACTTCAGAAAAGAGTGGAACGAGAAGATTGGTTGCTATCGAGATAAGAGTTACCACGACTGGGCTTCGCACGGTTCGAAAGCACTCATCTACTGTGCAGAAGCAATGCAAAGGATCGGTAGCGGCGCAGGAATGACCGCTGAAGAGTGGGAGAAGATGCGAAAGCGTTGGATCTAAAAAATTTTGACATGACTATCAACAAATTATTTGAGACATAGATGGCGAGTTACGTTTCAGGCGCTGGAAAGAACAATGAAAAAGTCTTCCAGTTCAACCAGTTTTTCTACGATGCATATAGAACATTTGGACCCTTATACGCTCAACAATACCGTGACCTACGAGCCTACGCTGGCGATAACTGGACCAACCTAGAAAAGACAAAGCTCGAACAGCAAAACAGAATGATCCTCGAACTGAACAAGATTCGAAGGGTCGTTAATCTCTATTCCGGCTATGAACGTGAGAACCGTACTGCCACTGTTTGCGCGCCTGTAGAAGGATCAGATGTCCAGACAGCCGACCAAATGTCAAATATTCTCTACTATGTCTACGATAAAGCCAACGCGGACTATATTATCTCAGAAGCATTTGAGCACTCTCTCAAGACCGGTTTAGCCATTATCGGTCTTTACATGGACTATTCACGCGATAAGGTGAATGGTGATATCAAGCTGTACTGGAAGCCGTTTAATGCACTGATGCTTGATCCCTACTTTACGAAGAGGGACTTGAGTGACTGCGACCAGGCTTCTACCAGAGATCTCCTTTCAAAAGAGCAAATCAAAGCACTTCTGCCTTGGATCCCAGCAGAAGAGATTGACAATCTGCCCACAGGCATACGTGACAACAAGTATCAATACTTGGGCATCTATCGACAGTATAACTCAACGTACATTGCGAAGAATTTATGCACCTATGACCAGTACTGGAAGCGAATTAACGTTGAGCAGAAGTATCTCGTAGACAAACTTACTGGAGTGACTGAAGAGTGGAAAGGCACAAGAGCTGAAGAGAAAGAGCTTCGCAAGATGTTAGCTGAACAGCCTGATCAACGTCTAGAGCTCATTACCTCTCATAAGCGCTCTGTTGAGCTCAACATCATCGTATCTGGACAGTTGATGTACACAGGACCAGATCCAACCGGATTAGACAACTTCCCATTTGTGCCAGTATTGCTTTATCATGAGCCATTGATAGACACATATGAGCTTAAGATTCAAGGAATTGTAAGATCTGTTAGAGATGCTCAAAGACAGTACAACCGTCGTCATTCTCAAATAATTGATATCATGGAATCAATTATCAACACGGGATGGATTACGAAGAACGGTGCTGTTCTAGATCCAAACATGTTGATGCAAGCAGGTCAGGGCAGACAAATTGTAGTTAACGAGGGTTATGATGTTAATACTGACGTACGCGAGATTTCTGCTCCTAATATCCCTCCTGGGTACCTTCAGTATCAGGATATTATTGACAAAAACATCATGGAAATCCCAGGTGCTTCTGATGAGCTACTTGGTCTTTCTAGTGTTGGTGATAGCCAAGTGTCAGGAAAGCTCGCCGAAGTTAGAGCCTCAAACGGCCTCAAAGGAAATAGAGGAATCTTTGACAACCTCGAACAGACTAAGAAATATCTGGGAATGCTGGTAATTGAATGCATTCAAAAGAACTTCTCGCCTGGTAAGGTGCAAAGAATCTTGGGAGAAGAACCTTCCGAACAATTCTTTTCGGGTCAATTTGAAGAATATGATTGTGCCATTAAACAAGCTGTCAAAACCCCCACCCAAAGAGAAGCTTATTACTATCAGCTTCTTCAACTGGTCAGCCTCGGGGCGCCTATACCATGGGATCAAATCCTCGAGGTTGCACCTCTTCAGGGATCGACCAAGCTGCATGAGATGCTCAGACAGCAGATGGAGCAGCAAAAGGCAAAAGCAGAGGCGGAGCAAGAAGCGATGAACATGCAGAAGATGCTCGATATGGCATCTGTTAATCAATCCAACGCACTTGCAGAAGAAAGAAGGGCTAGAGTACTGGCCGATATTGGACTTGCCAAGGAACGCGAATCTGAAGTGGTACAAAACCACGCCAAGGCTTTCCTCGACAATGCGAAAACGATTGCGGAAATTGAAGATATGCCACGCAAACGTTTAATAGAAGTTCTTGAAATTGCAGCAAGTCTGCGAATGAAAGAAAAAGCAGAGGCGGAAGCCGAACTGCAGAATGATGTGAAACGGGCAGAAGCCCTTAAAAAGTAGGTAAAACATGGCTAAAGGTACAGCTACATCTAACCAGATGATGCCCCGCATGGAGACCTATGGCGGACAAAATAACCCAGGTTATCAGCCGCCATCTGGCTCAGCAGGAAGCAAGGCTTTTGGTGAATATAGCACTAAAAGCAATCCATTGAGCGTTCCTAAAAAAGGTTCGTCCATTGGCCCAGGCTACGGCAACTCAGATCGTATGAAAGCAATGGCTCATAAAGATGAGCAGGCTAAGAAAGAGAATCTTAGAGGTATGCCTTGCTAATAATCCCTCCTAAAGACGCATTAGACCAACATGTTGCCGCCAGAGAAGGCGTTATTAATCATTTCAATGATGCTCTTGAAAAGGTCATCAGCGAAAACCAACATCGCGATCGCTATTACGTCTTGGGGAAGGCTAAAGTTCATCATAAACACGGCAAAAGGATTGTTCGTCCATTCCTACAAGCTTGTACGGAAAAGCCTCCTGTCGTTAAAGAAAGCTTCGTCTATGAAATAGACAATAGACGCGGCGTAAAGACTCTTCTCTGGGTCATGCATCCAGATGATACGTTGTCTTTCCCAACATTGGGTAAGTCTATCCGCGTATCCGGCGGTAATTCGGGATCACAAATCCTCCTACCGGGGTAACGGTAGAAAAAGGGAGTTTTAATGACTGAAGAAGAACAAGAAGACGTTGCACCAGCTGTCTCCGAGCAAGCGCAAGTCGAGCCACAGGAAGAGCATCAAGAAGAACAGAAAATGGTTCCTCTCGCCGCTCTACAAGCAGAACGCAGAAAGAGACAAGATCTCGAAGCTAGAGCAAAAGTATACGAAGAGCTCATGGCTAAGCAATCCCAAACTCCTTCTGCAACTGAAGAAGAGGAAGACCCAGAAGCTTTATTGACTAAAGGTTCTTTCCAGCAAGAGAAAGCCCTCACCAAAAGAGAGATTCTCGAGCAAATCTTCCAAGATATGAATCCTAAGGCTGTTCAAAAGATTAACACGTATTTGAAACCAATTTTGGACAAGAAGCCGTGGTTAGCAGCGTCTTTGGATACAGCTGTAAACCGCTTAGCCAGAGCGAGTGAAATCGTAGATGACTACATGCACCTCGTAGAAGATAAACCTGCGAGCAAACAGTCTTCATCTGATGCTAAAAGGATCATCGAGAACTCTCAGAAGCCAAGATCACCGACAGAGATCGGGAAGTCTGCGCAACCGAGTGGAACCGAGTATCTAAAGAGCATTCAAGGAAAAGCGGAATTTAGGGAGTATCGGAAGAAAATGCTCAACGGTGGGTGATTTTTTTGCCCTTCTTGTCAAATCATAATTTGACCAGGAGATAAAAACATGGCCAACGGTACAACAACAACCGTTCAAGTTGATCCAGAAGTCAACTTGTTCTTTGATAACATCCTGCTGGATAGACATCAGCCTTACTACGTTTACGGTTACTTTGCCCAAGAGCGTAGAATCCCGCAGAAGAACTCCAAGAACGCAATCTTCCGTAGATTCGATAACTTGGCAGATGCTTTGACACCATTAACAGAAGGTGTTACACCAGCAGCCGAACAAGTAACCAAGTTCGACATTACTGCAACAGTGAGCCAGTACGGCAAAGTTGTACAACTTAGTGATGACGTCATCATAACTGTACAAGACCAGACAGCGAACGAAGTGGCAGACATGCTCGCTCAGAACATGGCTAGCACGTATGACAAGATTGTACGTAACATGCTCGTAGCTACATCAGCGCAAATTGACTGCCTAAACGGTGTCAATGGTAACGCTATTACAGAAGTTACTACTACTGACTTAGAACTAGCTGTAGATTACCTCACAGGCAACAACGGTAAGAAGCTTTCTCCTAACCAAGAAGGTACTAATGCGTTCGGTACAGCTCCTGTTTGGGCAGCCTACTGGATGGTGATCTCTACAGATCTCCGTACAGATTTCAAAAACCTAGCTAACTTCAACGCGACAGCTGACTATCCAAGACAGCAGAGCGTTCTTGAAAGTGAACTTGGTGCATGTGATGAAGTTCGTTTAGTAATGACTTCTGAAGGCTACAAAGATACATCTGTTGCTCCAGCTGTTTATTCGAACATCTTGTTCGCAGCGAACGGTTATGGTCGCATCATGATCGATGATCAGTCGATGGAAATGATCATTAAGCCTCTCGGAGCTGGTGAAGACCCTCTTAACCAGAGACAAACAATGGGCTGGAAGGGTCGTCTTGGATCCGTAATCCTCGACGATAGCTGGGTTATCAACTTAAGAAGCACTAAAGGCTAGGAGGCTATATGACTGCACAAATCGGCACTGCCACAAACGTATTTACTGGCTTGAGAGAGCTATCAAACGTGACCAACACGTATGCTGGCTATTTCATTTCAGATGGTTCTGCTTACAACCTCACTTTACCGTGGGTAGCAGATAAAATTGAATGGTTCAACTATACAAAGTATGGTACCAACTCCCAAAACCTTTCTGGCGTATGGTTTAGAGATTTCCCTGCTGGGGATGCTCTAATTGTCGCAAGAGGAACTACTGACCTAACTTCAACTTTAGAAACTACTAACGGCGTGACCAATGCGTCTACTGCCGGCGGTTTCACCAACCAACACGTCACCATTACTGGCATCACCACTGCTACACCAGCAGTTGTGACTGCAGCAGGTCATGGCCTTGTTGATGGCGATCGCGTAGTCATCACTAAAGTGATTGGTTCTATGGCTGCAGAAGTTAATAACAACACTTACGTGGTTGATGTTCTTTCATCTTCTACGTTCGCTTTGTATGACGTCTACGGTCTTCCAATCACGACTGTTGGTTCTTACAGCTCCAGCGGTCAGTTGACTAAGACAGGTCCTGAACTTGGCGTTGTCGATAATCCTCCTTCCTACATCTATACCCTAGGTACTGCTGTAGTGGGCAATGACAACGATGTGATCTTCTTCGTTGCGTACAAGTTCAACATCTATTATAACCTCGGGGATACAGCCTAGGCGATGTTGCTTAATTAATCACTCCTAGGTATTGTAAAAAGATACCTAGGAGGATTTGTGAAAAAGTGTAAAAAGTGCGGAGTTGAATTTGAAGGAAGGGTTTGCAAACCATGTGCATCTGCTTATATGCGAGAATGGGCTGCAAAGAATGCTGATAAAGTCAAAGAGTCTAAAAGAAAGACATATCTTAAGCATAAACCATCCGACAACATAAGAAGTAAAAGTTGGGCTGAAAAAAATCGTGAGCGCTCAAACGCAATCAAGAAAGCATATAAAGAACGTAATCGAGAAGCCTATTTAGCTCAGCAAAGGGAATATGCAAGAAAGCGTTATGTAGAGAATCGAGAAGAAATCCTTGAAAAGGAAAATGATCCTAAAAGGAAGAAAGTTTACTCTGAATGGAGAGAAAAGAATCGAAAAAGACTTAACAAGAAGTATTTAGAAGTTTACCACACAGACCCTGAACAAAAGAAAAAACATCAGGCTCGAGGAATTGTTAATAAGGCAATAAAAGCCGGTACAATTGTGAAGCCAATCTGTTGTTCTGTCTGTCAAAAGACAGGAAGGATTGAAGGGCACCACGAAGATTATGATAAGCCGCTTGAAGTGATATGGGTGTGTAGAAAATGTCATGGCAATCTACATAGTAAATATTCTAAAGTAGACTTACAACTCGAGGAGGTAAAGTAACCTTCTCTTAACCCAAGGACCCCATGAGAAAGAGTCAAAAAGAGAATGATGCAGCAGTAGCAGAGGCAGCTATCCTTCGTGGAGCTGAAAATCCTGTAGAGAAGCACGAGCCTTTCGATTTTGACACCTTCGAATTTAAGACGATCTCTGATTTTGACGTCTACAATGCGCAGGTGCGAAAGCACAATAGGATGTGTCTTCATGAAAGAAACAAGATGCACGTCAAAATCCCAGATGAAAGCTTTCATAAGAAAGTAAAGATTAAGTTCCAACGCTTCGACCAGCCCGAAAACGTGCTTAAAGTCCGCGTCAGGAACAAAGAAATCGACTGGACGGGGCAACTACGTCCGGGGGGAACATACGAGCTTCCAATCCCCGTGGTGCGGTTTCTCAACAAGTTAGCCGTTCCGGTCTTCGCAGAAGTGAAGGTCGATGATGGTGGTGATATAAAAACAGAAACTAAGCAAGTTGGTGAGCGTAATCGCTTCTCTTGCCAAGTTATCGACTTCGGAGAATAAGAATGCCGGCTGTTATTACCCAAAATTCCTCGGTAGTAATACAGATAATGCGTAATGTCACTGGCAGGGTTGATCAAAACGACCCTGCATTTACTACGCCAATCATGTACAACTACTTAAATTCCTTTCTTCAGGCAGAAAACCCCACTGAAGTGCGTCTCTTTGAAGACAACACATGGTGGGATTTTACGATTGATGAGAATGATACTGATCCTTTGCCTGTGGATTTGGATGATTTGGGTTATAGCACAATTGGTCCTCTTGCATATGTTTCATATCCAGCCAACGTGAATGCGGGTAATCCTAATACCTTTAAGGTCTTTTGGTACACAGATCCTACTACTTTTTACTATAGATGGCCTTGGAATACACAATTTACTCCTCAGATGCCGACATATGCTCTCTATTATGACAACTCACTGACTTTTAGAGGCCCCCCAGATCAAACTTACGAAGTGCGCATTCAAGCTAAGAAGATAAAACTGTATTTTGAAGGTGGCAATCAAGATCCTTCAACTGGAGAAACTGACGTTTTACCAGCTTATCTGATTCGGTACTTAGCTTATGGAGCTTCATTGCAGATCCTCGCTGACTATGGCGAGATGGATAAATATAACGAGGTCTTCCAAGTTTACAGACGATATAGAGGTCAAGTATTAGCACGAACTTGGGATCAACTTCAATCACAAAGAACAGCCCCTGATTTTTGAGGTATTATGTCATACGATCCGTCCATTCCATCAGCAACATCATCACCAGCTGTATTTCCAGCTCAGTGCCAAACCAACTGGGGAAGGCTTCAAACGATTGTTTCTTCTGACCATCAGTTTAATCTTGGAGCAGCCACAAATGATGGCTATCACAACCTAGTTCACATGCAAATTCCATCAACTCTTCCTACAGGTGCATTATCTAGTTTAGGAAGATTGTATGTGAATACAGCTGGTAGCTATGTGCAGCTCTTTTATATGGATAGCAATGGAAGGTCCTATCAGATCACTCCAGGGATCTTGGCTGCTGTAAACTTTGATGGAACGGGGGCTAACGGTTTTCAGACAATCAGAAGTCAAACAAACGTCACTTCAGTAAATAAGACAGGAACGGGAAAATACACAATCAACTTTACTACAGCAATAAATAATAACAATTACGTCGTTTCATTAACAGGAATGAGAGACTCAGCCAATAGCATTTCTAACGGTCAAGTTTCTGGTAATGCAACTTATGGCACATCCGTCTCAACAACAGCTTTAGAAGTTCAATTTAACGGTGGATCATCAGGTTTAAATGATGTTCTTATGGGTAACGTTTTAATTTATGCGGTGTCATGAGCTATCAACCATTCTTAGTCGCTAACTTTGCAACTGGCTTGGACAAAGAGGTTCAGCCTTGGCTGCTTCCAAATGATGCGTTCACGGAGCTCTATGATGGATTCGTCTATCGCGGAGTTGCTCAGATTAGGAATGGATATGCAGGGTTTGCGACTGGATTTGATTCCACACCTTGTGAAAGCCGTATGGTACATCATATTGCTCCTGCTGCGATGACAGGGGTAATTGATGGAGCTAACCAAGTCTTCACTGCAAGTTTGACCCCTCCCGTCCGAAGGGGAACGACTGTAATTGCGGGGAGCAATCCAGTTCAATCTTTTACCGACAATGGATTGGGTGTCTTCTTAAATGGAATCACTCCAATAGGCACGATTGACTATGAAACTGGAGCTGTTTCCATTACTTTACCGGTTGCACCTATTGCAGCTTCTACCGTAACGATCACTTACGACTACCATCCGGGGAATCCAGTGATGGGAATTATGACATTTTATCCCGACACTAACGTTCCTCAAATGATTGTTGCTGACACTCAGTATGTGAATAAGTACGTTCCTGCGACTGATCGGCTTGAAGATATCAGCCCGGCTGGAACATATGGAGGAACAGCTAAAGACTTCTGGTCTGGGTTGAATTATCCGGATGCGGCTTCAGTCCCTAGACTTCTCTTTTGCAATGGCGTAGTCGGTGATGTCATTCAATCTTGGAACGGAACTGCAGTGACCGATTACGTCTTCGTTCCAGATAGCACATTTACCACTCTGAATGCGCGGCAGATCTTTGAAGTACAGGACAGACTTGTGTGCTTTCAGACGATTGAAGATGGCGTCTTGCAACCAAGAAGACTAAGAATCTCCGGATTTGGATCTTTCTGTGATGACTTTAGCACGGCAGCGGCTGGAGCTGGCTTCATCGACATTCCCGACAACTCTTGGTTTTATGGAGCGACTCAAAACCGCAACGACATCATCATCTTTACAGAGACTTCTGTATGGATTATGAAGTACTCAGGTAACGATGTGAATCCATTCCAGCTCTTCAGAATCGATGGTAGCCGTGGATCGAAAGCAGCCTTCGGAGTCTATACTTACCTCAACCGATCGATTGCAATCAGCCCGCGTGGGATGATCGAAGTAGATGGCTATAGAGTGGAACGTATGGATGACAATCTTCCTCTCTTTACATTGAATGAAGTTCAAGGTGATTCCTTTGAATACATCTTCTGTGGCTTTTTGGATGAAGAAAGAGACGTGTACATGCTATATCCCTCCACAGCTTGGACTGATGCGTCTCTTGTTCCTGAGAACAGCTCGGATCGCATTCTTGTGATTAACTTCGAAGAGGACAACTTCTGTCAGTATAGACTTCCTCTTTCGTGCATGGGCAACTTTCAAGAGACTGATGTTGTACTCTGGGAAGATTTGACTGAAGAGAATGGTTACCCAAACTGGGATGCTCTGGGAACAATCTATGGTAGTTGGAATGCATTTCCATTTAACATCGGTGCTCCTATTGGAATAGGTGGTGGTCACAAAGGGGAAGTCTTTGAGCTAAATACAGACGAGTCTGAAGATAACGTTCTGCATATCCGTGATATCACTTATGTCGATGGAGATGTAGGAAGCATTCTTACTGTCACAACTGACTGGAATAACTACAAGGTAGGAGATATGATCTTCTTCAACGCTGTAGAAGGGATCACTGGATTAAATTACACGCAAGTAAGAATTGCAAGTATCGACACAGACTACAAGACATTCGTGACACAAGAGACACAAACTCCCATCACCGGAACTTACACTGCTGACACCGGTTATACGTGCAGAGTTATCCCTTTCGAAGCGACAACAAAGCCGCTGAATCCGTTCATCAACATGGACAAAAAGTTGAAGATTGGCTGGATTTATGTGTATGTTGAGACAACCGAGACTTGGCTTGAAGAGAACGAAGATGGAGTGAAGCTCCCAGCGATCTTAAAGCTCGACATCTTCACCGATGATAAGCAGTCTCCGAATGAAACAAACCCTACCTTTCGGTATGAGATCGACTGCACCAATCCTACAAATGGACAGGGAACCAAGAAGTGGGTGAAGATCTGGATTAACCAAGTAGCGAAGTTCATCCAACTGAAATTTCACAACGAACAAGCCGGCGCCAACATGAAGATTCAAGCATTCATGCCGGGACTAGCCGGAATAGGAAGGCTCGTATGACGATCAATCTACCGTTAACAAGAAACTGGGGAAACGAATTACTTGAAGACTACCCAGAGCTAATCCGAAACTTAGATGAAATGTATTCAAAGATCGCGCTCACACTTCAAGTCGTGATCAAGAAAGACGTCGTTTCAGGAGCAGATCCCGCAGCAACAAGTCAGAGAAACACGCTTTTCTCGATTGGAGATATAACAGTAAGAACAGATACAGACACGGCTTGGATAATGACATCGCGGACATCTCCAGAAACGGTAGTTTGGTCGCAGGTCACATAATGTAAAGCCGCTTTACAAGGAGTATATATGGCTAAATATGATTGGGGTAAAGCAGGATCAGGAGCTTTACAAGGAGCCGCTTTAGGTTCTGCAGGAGGTCCAATTGGATCTGGAGTAGGAGCTGTTGTAGGTGGAACTTTAGGACTTTTGGGAAGCAAAAAAAAGAAAAAGAAGAAGCCTAAGAAACTTTCTACCTTAGATGAAAGACAGCAAAAGTTGAACGAAGAACAATATGCTGCTTTAAGAGGAGAAGGACCATTAGCTGATCTCTATAATTACGATCCTGAAGCAGCCAATAAAGTCTTTGATGAGAACATCGCAAGATATGCTTATAGAGATCTCAATGAAAAAGGGATTCCTGGAGTGACTGGACAGTTCCGTAGCCAAGGACTTATGCAGAGCTCTTATGCGGGTGATGCGATTAGTAAACTTGTAAGAGATGTTCAAGAAAGTTTGAATGCTAAGAGATCCGATTACCTCTACAATGAGCAAAAAGCTGCCCGTGATTCCAAACAGAATGCCGTTGAAAATCTTCAAAATCGTCAGACATTTGCTTATGAAAAACCACAAGCTAAGCAAGGTGGTGGAATGGGAATCGATAACATTTTATCTAATTTCTCATCAGAAGACATGGCTAAAGCTGGTGATTGGATTCAAAATGCAATTGTCAATTATGGAGGAGTTAACTAATGCCATCCCTACAAGTTGTTGATTTATCAGAATTACCTGCAGACAAACCAGAACCAACACAAGTCGAACGCCTTTTTTCTGAGTATAAGAAGTATACTCAAGAGAGAAACGAAGGTGAAGAAGTAGGAAAGTTTGCTAAAAGATACAAAGAAGCTCTTCAAAAGCAAGAAGATGTCAATCAGCTGATTCCTGATCTTATGAGCAATGTCAATATTGGGCCGACGAAAAGAATCGAAATGTACAATATGATTCGCGATGGTCAAAAGCAAGCAAATGAAGAGGTAAAGACAAGTCAAAAAGACTACAAAGATGCCGTTGATGATCAGGTACAAAATCTCGTTGATCAAGGATATCCTGTAAAAGAAGCGATTCAATACGTTAATGCTCCTCCAAGCGTTCAAAACAGAATGCAAGCTAATCATATTGAGCAAGTCAATCGGGGATTGAGAAAGCCAAAAGTTGAGTCTGTTCCGACTCAAGAAAACGTGCCTGTTCAAGGAACTAATGAAATTCCTGAGACGCCTACATCGGATGCCTTAAAGGTTCAAGAATGGCCTGATTTGCCTCCTCCAAAGGATATGACGACTGGAGAAAGAGTAAAGTGGGAAAATACAAACCAAGCTTCTAACAATAAAGAGCTTGTTAAAACTCAGGCTAAAAAGAAAGCATTGGAAAACAACGAAATCCTGTTGAAAAGCATGACTACTTTAAACGAAAGCAACAAGCTTCCAAAGGAACTCGATTCATGGATAATCGATCCAGAATCAGGTGGTGTTCGCACTTCTGCTCAATTGGCAGGAAAAGTCAATAAAGAGACAGCTCTTTATGCAAAGAACCTTGCTCAGTTCATTAAAGGAGCTAAAGATGTCTTTGGAGCAAGAGTATCTAACTTTGAAGTTGGTGCCTTTCTTGATCAGCTTCCAAGCCTGTTAAACAGTGAGCAAGGTCGTAGGTTGATTCTTAAGCAAATGGAACTTACAAACCAGCTAGAGCAAGTTTATAATAACACTTTGAACGATGCCCTTAAGAAATACAGCCGAAAAGGTAATTATGCCGACATAGTTGCTATGGTAGATCAAAAGACTGAAGAAGCTTCGGCTGATTTGATCAACAAGCTAAATAACGTTGTTGAGGCATCTAATTACCTAGATACAATGGCTTCTAACCCAGATAAGTTTAAAGATACGGTCTTAATGCAGTCCCCAGAAGGAAAGTTTAAGGCTGTTCGTAAAGATAAAGTGTCGTCTGCACCTGAAGGATGGAGTGTTTACTAATGACAAGCCCAATGCAAGATGAAGATTTTGGAATCGATATGGAGGAATTCTCCAGCCAACAAGATAAAGATTTTGAATCAGAAGCAATTGATCTTTCTGATTACTCTAAATCTGATGAAGCAAAAGAAGCTTCATGGTGGGATGTCGCTAAAGATGTGGCTGTCCAACCCGCTTTAGGTTATCTAAAAGCTTTCACTTGGCCTGCAGATCTCTTGAAGTTCGGAATGGTTCAGTCTGCCTTGGGTGATATGGATGAAATTCAAGAGCGTTATCGAAAAGAGGGGAAGGAGTTTAATCCTTCTGATTTCATTAAGTCGGTTCAAGAAAACTATGCTTTCGTTCCCACTCAAGAAGCGCTAGAGAAGAAATTTAGCGAAAAGACTGGATTTGATCTCGAGCCTAAAAGTAAGGCTGGGAAAAGAGTTAATCAATTTTTCAAGATACTTAGTCTTGCTAAAGGAGGAGGTGCTAATACCGCAGTAAAAAGTGCCGCTATTGGAACCGGAGCTACTGCAGCTCTTGAAAAAGCTGGAGTTAGTGAAGGTAAAGCGGAATTAGCTGGAGATGTACTAAGTGGATTGGGAAGTCTCAAACCTTCGCCAAGACAACTTTCTCCCGAAGCAGCCGCTCTTGAAAAGACTGCTACAAAGCAAAACCTTCCTTTTCCAGAATATTTGGCTCGAGATAAAGCCGGGCTTGGATCAGCCAAAATCACTGAAGCACGTAAAGCCGCTTTACAAAAGCAATTAGGAATAGACTCAGAAGAAGCGATACAAAGAGTCGTAGAAGGAAAGTTACCCATTGCTAAATTGAAGAATCAAGGTGTCGATATTGAGCTAATGAAAAATGAGGCTTATGACAAGGTCGCTAAGCTTGCTAAGTCGAAACCGAAAGAGTTAGATAAGTCATCCATTTTTACAGACATCGACAATGAGATATCAAGAATCAAAGGAACTGCACCTTCTTTAAGTTCTGATAGCAAGAAGTCAATTGACATCCTTGAAAGAGTTAAAAACGAACTAGAAAAGACTCCTTCTAACACTGAACAAATGGTTAATCAAGTTAGAGAGTTCAATAGAGAGGTTAGGGGGATCTACAGAAAACCCGAGTATTCTGGTTCTGAAGAAGCTGTAAGAAAAACTTATGCCTTTTTGAATGATTCAGTCAGAAACAACATTGAAGCTCAATCAGGGAAAGAGATTAGAGAGGCCATGAGGGCTGCTGATCTTTTAAACACTCAAGTCAGTCGCTTAGAGCATGCTGAAGCCCTCTTGGAAAAAGCTTTTGTAGGAGGTGAATATAATCCTAAAAAGCTAACTCAACTTCTTAATTCCTCTCAGGGTCAGGTTGTCCGAAGAGAACTTGGCGCGGATGCGATTAAAGATATTCGAGAGATTGCACAATATGGTGATGCAGCAGTAAAAGCCACAACTCAGCTAGCCAAATCATCAAAGTATGCTAATGAGATCGCATCGTGGGGTCCAGTTGCAGGATTTGTTCTAGCCAAGATCCCAGTTGCTTCGGGAATGCTTCTTGCTGCTAAGCCGGCTATGGATCATGTGCGGGGATATCTTATGACCAATCCAGCTACAAGAACCGTCTACAAAGATATTCTTAAGAATGCTGCTCAGGGATCTTTTAAAAACATGCAAGCAGACTTTGGAAAAATTGAAGAATCCATCACCAAACAATTCGGAAGCGTCGATAACTTCATGCGAAGCGTTTACGACGATCTTGAAGTTGTAGAAGGATTTGATTAAGGCCTTAGTCCAATGAATCTTTGGATTCGATAGATGATTTTGGCAATCGGCTCTACTGCTTCTGGTAAGTAATAAATTACTATCACGGCAAATACAAGAGATTCTAAAGTCATTTTTTGCCTTCCTTGATTAGGTCGATAAACATCTCATAGAGACGATCGGTTCGTGCACTTTGTTTATCTATTTTGCCATCGAGCAAATAGAATCCTCCGATTAGGGTAATCAGCAAGACCGCGAATTCCGCATGGATAGACCAGTGTTTTGATTCAGTGTTCATGGGCGTAGATCCTTCATCGCTAATTCAGTTTTCATTACAGCCATTTCAGCCCTAATTTCAAATAAACTTGTTTTCATAAAGCTCAAGTTTTGTAATGTTAATGCACATAAGCAAAGGATAAAAATATTAATTACTGTATCCATTTGTTTCCTTAATTTACTAAATCATAACATACTTAAAGGTTAACCTCAACTTCAAGTAATTTCTATGCATACGAAACCGCTATATGGTATATGTAAAGTAATAATTTGAAAGGAGGCCTTATGTCATTAGCAAAAAGAGCTCTACAGTACATGGGTGTAAGAGCTAAAAATCCACCAAACGTACAGTTAGCTCTCATCAATCCATCTTCTCAAGATGACTTTGTGAAGGGTGACATTTGGCTGAATACGGTTTTAGATACTGCTTTCATGTGGTCTGGAGATACTTGGATCGCTCTTGGCTCAGGAACTACAGGTGCGATTGTCACATTAACAGGTGGCACTGGTGGTGCTTTGAGCCCTACTGCAGGCAATATGAACATCTTGGGCACAGCTAACCAAATTACTTCTACTGGTTCTGGAAGCACAATCACGTTCTCTCTTCCAGCTGCAATCACAGCTCCTGGTTCTTTGACTACGACCACAACACTTGCTGCAACTACTACAGTCACAGCAGGAACAGGTATCACAGCAACAACAGGAAATATTGTTGCTTCTGCAGGTAACATCTCTGCAACTCTTGGCTCTATAACTGCAGGTACTACACTTACTGCAACTCTGGGCAATATCACAGCAACGAATGGTAACCTAGTTCTTAACACCGCCGGGAACAAGATGGTCTACACTAGTGTAGCAACCACAACAACTGCTGGCGCTAACTCGGCTGGAACTGTGACCCTCGTTGGTGGTACTGCAACGGTTTCGACCACAGCTGTCACTGCGTCTTCTAAGATTCGTCTTACAAGACAAGGCATTGGCGCAACAGGCGCTGCTGCATTAGGTGATTTAAGCATTGGCACCATCACTGCTTCGACTTCATTTGTGATCAACGCCGTTCAAGCTGCTAATGCAACAGCCCTCCAAGCAAGTGACGTATCCTCAATCTTCTGGGAAATCGTTAACTAAGGAATTCCATGACAGCTAAGAAAGTTTACTTTGACACTCTGAGATCGCTCGGTTTTGCCAGTATCTCAGGAACTTATGCAGCCGTAGGTTCAGCATTTACTGTGAA